AAAGACGGACTATTAACTAAAAAACGCTACAGGCACTTAATAGACAAAAGAAGCTATTTGTATTATTTGCTGCGTGAAGAAGGATTTACGTTAGAAAGAATTGGAAAAATGTTTGATAAAGACCACGCTACAATTCTAAACGGAATTAAAAAACACGAATATTATACGGCAGTAAAAGATTACAGCTACGACAAAAACACGGAAGATTATAGAAGGGAATTAGAAGCCCAAGTAATACCTGTAAGAAGCCTAAAAGACGATGTACTACGCTGTACTAACACTACGATGTTAAAAATAATTCAAGAAAGAATAATAATGGGTAAATATATTTAAAATGGAAAAACTAGAAATCAAAGAAGAATTTAAAAAATTAATTCCTGCACTTACACAAGAAGAATTTAAACAACTAGAAGAAAATTGTTTAGAAGAAGGAATACGCGAAGCCATAATAACTTGGAACGGCTACATAATAGACGGACATAATCGTTACGAAATAGCCAACAAATGGAATTTAGATTTTCAAACTAAAAGCAAACATTTTAAAGACGAAGAAGCTGTTAAAGAATGGATGATTTTAAATCAATTCGGAAGGCGAAATTTAAGTAATTATCAGCGTTCAGTTTTAGCTTTAGAACTTGAAAGTTTGTTTAGGAAAAAAGCAAAGGAAAAACAAAAAGAAGCAGGAAAGCTTAAGCAGAAATCTGCGGAAGCTCCTATTGAAACACGAAAAGAAGTTGCAAATGTAGCTAACGTTTCATACGACACAATAGCTAAAGTAAAAGTTATTGAAGCTAAAGCACCTGAAGAAGTAAAAGCAAAACTACAAACAGGCGAAGTAAGTATTAATCAAGCCTACAAAGAAATAAAGAAAGAAGAAAAGAAAGAAGAAATAGAAAAACGTAGGGAAGAAATAAGAGAAAGTTTAGTACTATATGAATTAAAAGCAACTGAAAAAAAATATAGAATTATATATGCTGACCCGCCGTGGAAGTATGGAAATGCTATGCCTGAATATGTTACCGAGCCGCAAGATTATTATTCTTTAATGAGTACAGATGATATTTGTAAAATGCCTGTTAAAGATATTACAGAACAAAATGCAGTTTTGTTTATGTGGACTACTTCGCCGCATTTACCCGAGGCATTAGATGTTGTAAAAGCTTGGGGATTTACATATAAAACTACTTTTATTTGGGATAAAATAAAACATAATATGGGTCATTATAATTCAGTTAGACACGAAATACTATTAGTATGCACTAAAGGAGCTTGTACTCCAGATGTAAAAAAATTATTTGATAGTGTTCAAAGTATTGAAAGAACGGAACATAGTAAAAAACCCGAACAATTTAGAGAAATAATTGAAACGCTTTATACGTTTGGAAATAGAATCGAATTATTTGCGCGAAAAGCGCCTAATGGATGGGATGTATTTGGAAATCAAATTAATTAAATGATGTATAAAGGAAATTCAAAACACGAAAACACACTTGAAATAGGACACGAATTTCAAGACTTTGTAGTAGAAAAATTAATAAATGAATTGGGAATTTCAATATCTATATTTCAAAGTAAAAAATATCAATTTAATAAGGGAGAAAGTTTACAGGGAGTAGAAATTAAATACGATGCACGAAGCACAGGTGATTCTACATACAAAGAATGTAAGGCTACAAATAATGTAGGAATTGAAGTAGCAGAAAAAAGTAATAAAAACAATTTTAATTGGATAAAATCAGGAATATATAGATTAGATAATTCTTGGCTTTATATTGTTGGCAATTATCAAAACATTTGGGTTTTTGGTAAAAAACATTTAGTATTAATGCATCAGTCTAAAAAGTATAAAGAAATTCAGACTTTGCCTACTTTAAAATCAATGTTAGTTCCTATTGATGAAGCAGATAAATACTGTTTAAAAAAAATTTGTTTTTAAAAATTTAATTATATTTGTAATGCTTGTACGGAAGCAATTAATAACAAATTTTAAAGGGAATGGCTGAGTAGCACCGTACTGCGAAAAGCCGCCCTTTTTTTTATGGCTATGCGAGAATCAATGATTATTTACAGAAGTTTCTTTGAAGCAATTAAGGAACTAACAAAAGAACAACAGGCGGACGTTTGGAACGCTGTTTATGAATTAGGATTGAACAACAACGAAGTTCAATTAACAGGAATCAGTAAAACTATTTTTACACTTATTAAGCCGCAAATAGAAGCAAACATTAAGAAATATATTAACGGAAAGAAACCAAAAACAAAGCCGAAAGAAAGCAAAACGGAAGCAAAAACAAAGCAAACTAGAAGCAAAACAGAAGGCAATGTAAATGTTAATGTTAATGTAAATGATAATGATAATAAAAATATATATAGGCGCTTCGCTCATTTGTCTTTAAGTGAAGAAGAATACATTAAGCTAAACAAAGACTACACTAAACAACAAATAGACCGAGTATTAGACTCAATAGAAAACTTTGCTAAAAACAAAAAATACAAATCGTTATATTTGACGGCTAAAAATTGGCTTAAAGACGAACCAAAACACGAAGAAAACAACACTATGAAATTTAAAGCGCCGTGGGAATAGAAGGATTTAAAATAACAGAAACAGCGGATGTAATAGACAAAATGTTTAAACATCGCGACAATTACAACGAAAAAGGAAAGTATTTAGGATTTAAAGGCCTAGACGAATACTACTCAATGCAACTAGGAAACTGTACAGATTGGACAGGATTTCCAATGTCAGGCAAAACGCAACTACTAATGGAATGCCTACTAAACACTTCAAAGTATTACGGATGGAAACATTTAGTATATTTTCCTGATGTAGGAAACAACGTAGAAATAATAGCTGACTTAATGCACAAGCTAACAGGAAAAAGTTTTAATCCTTTAGCGCATAACGTAATAAAAGACGAAGAAATAAACCGTAATATAGATTGGTTATTAACACACTTTAAAATACTAACTAAACAAGACGTAAAAGCTAAAATGACTCCGTTTGAATTTTATGATTATGCTGTAGAACTTAAACAAAAACACGGACTAGAAACAGCTTGCATAGATTCTTGGAAAGACTTAAGCCATCCTTACAACGAATACGGAGGCTATGCACAGTATTTAGAAGTAGTACTTCCTTATAGAAATCAAATAGCCGAAGACAATAACTTACACTTACACACTATTATACATCCTAAACTAACAGAAAAAGTTAACGGAAAAAGAAGCGTTCCTTCGCCATACGATTTAAAAGGAGGTTCTGAATGGTTCAATTCAGGTAAATGTATGATTACAGTTCATCGCGAAGATTTACACTACAATCAGGCTATTGTAAACTTTAACAAGATTAAGCCGCGTTCAGTAGGTCAAATAGGTCAACTTATTTTATGGTTCGACAAAGAAAAGTTTATATATTACGAACTTGAAAATCCTGAACCGAATGTTTATAACAAAATTTATGCTAAAAAATGAATACGGTTAATAGTTTAAGCGGTGGGCAAACTTCTAGTTATATAGCCGTTCATTATCCTGCGGACTATAATATATTTGCTTTAGTAAGAACTAACGACAAAAGCGTTTTATTTCCTGACGCGAAAATAAGGCAAATCGTAAGCGACAGAATAGGCGTTGAATTTATAGGAACTTTAGAAGACGATGAAATAATTTACACTATGTTAGACCTTGAACAATTTATAGGCAAAGAAATAACTTGGTTAAGTAAAACAACTTTTGAAGATGTCATTAAAAAAGCAGGCGGTTATTTGCCTAATATAATGCGAAGATTTTGTACTCAAAAAATGAAAGTAGAACCTATCGCTCAATGGTGCTATGAAAATACTGAACTGCCTGTAGAAATGCGAATCGGATTTAGAGCCAACGAAATGAGCCGCGCGAAAACAATGATTGAAAAGGAAATAAACGGATTAGAAAACTTTAAATTTAAAGTAGGCGAAAAAAACGGACGTAACAAATGGAAAGAACTTCCATATCGAAAGGCTAAATTTCCTTTAATCGAAGACGGAATTTTTAAAGATTCTATTGTTCAGTATTGGAAAGATAAGCCTGTACGATTTGCTTATAGAAATAACTGCGTAGGATGTTTTCATAGAAGCGAATTATTTTTAAATCATATGAGCCGAAGAAATGAGAAGCAGTTTGATTGGTTCGTAGAAATGGAAAAGAAAAATAATTGTACTTTTAAAAGCGGAATAACATACGAAAAAATAAAGCAATATAAAACACAAATAGATTTATTTGACGAAGATTTTAATGACTGCGACAGCGGTTACTGTGGACTATAAAAAAAGAACTATGGACGATTTAACACTATTTAGAACAGGCGTATTAATTAATCACACCTACGCAAAAGTTACTTTAAGCTTGGATGAAATAAAAGAAAAACATCCTGAACGAAAAGACATAATAAGTTCTATGAGCCAAACAAAACACGAACTACAAGAAGTTAGTTTAGTGTTTAGAAGATTAGAACAAGAATATAGGGCAGCTATGCAAAACGCTTATAGACTAGAATTAATAAATATAGATTTAAAACGCAAAATAGAAAATTTAGAACTAGAAATAAAAGCGCGCGACTTATGAAAAAGCTATTGAAGTTTTTAAGATGGATTGAACAAGAAAGAATCAAAGCAATGATAGACACTAAAACGCCTTTTTATTAATGCCTAGATGTAAGAATTGTAAGGAAAAATTCGAAGCTAAACACTTTAATCAAAAGTATTGCCTAAAAGAAGATTGCGTTCGTGTTTGGGTAGAAGCTGCAAAGGAGAAAAATTGGAAAAACACAAAGAAGAAAATGAAGGCCGAACTAATGACTTTAAGCGACTATATGAAAATAGCCCAACAAGTATTTAACAAGTACATAAGGGAACGCGACAAAAATAAACTTTGTGTAAGCTGTGAAAAGCCTTTAGGCGTTAAATTCGATGCAGGACATTACTACAGCACTAAACACAAAAGCGTAACTTTCGACGAAGATAATGTTCACGGACAATGCGTAACCTGTAATCAACATAAACACGGAAACTTACTTAACTATCAAATAGGAATACAAAAAAGAATAGGCGCAGAAA